CGGTTCATCACACGAGATACTGAATAGCTATCCATCATGTTGAAATCCGCTGTGTCCCCTTCAAAGTCTTTTAGGTCAATCAGGGCTTTTTGCTCATCACGAGATACCATTCTGTGTATGGTTTCTGAGTTCAGCATTCGGTCTGAGAAGATACGTGCAGCCCTTGTTGTTATATATTTCTTCACAACATCAGGAAGTTCTAAGAAATCCTGGTAATAAACAATGGATGCTTCAACTGTTGTGGTAAATTCATAGCTGCGTGTGTCTAAGTTAAATAGTTTATCACCCCGTATTACAGTGTTGTAATCTGGTGTATCGATACGTGCTACATCTGCAGGTATTACGATAAAATTAAATTCGTTACGGCTGAGGACAACTTTGTCTTCTGTGTTGAAATGCCAGCCTTGCGCTTGTACCTCGCGGCTCACTTCAGTTAAAACTTGGTTAGCTATTGTCACATCAGTAACTTGGTTACCTGTAAGTGTATTCACAGGTGCTTCGCCAATTGTTGTCAACAGGACGTTGACCGCCTCTAGCACGGTCATGGACGATGGTTTTGTCATGATGTCCTCATAAAATAAAAAAATGGGCTGACCTCATAAAGGCCAACCCAAAAAGATTTAAGCAGTTTTGATTTCTACTGCACACTCAGGACGCAAGATGCCGTGGCCCATTGCGTACTTCGCTGCCATTAATGTACCTTGATACATTACTTCGAAGTCACCAGATGTTCTTTCAACTGCTAAGTCCATTAACTTAACTGTACCCAATGCTTGCTTCTGCATTACAACAGCTGCAGTCGTTGAGAAGTTTCCGTGATATGTATTCTGTTCACCAGCTACTGCTGAGACGTTTGTTGTTGGTACATTGTTTGATTTGATAATCTGAATACCAGCAACACGTAATACTTTACCATCAGCGTAGACACCTGCGCCGCCCCAATCACGGTTAATAACATCAGTAGTTTGTACTAGGTTATAATATTGTGATGGTTTAACGATGGCTACACGCTCACTTTCAGGAACGTCTTTCTCATCCATAATTTTAGCTGCTTCAAAGATTGATGCTGCTAATGATGCACCGTTGGTTTTAGCGTCTGCATCAGTAATAGCTGAACCACCATTACCACCAGTTACGGTTGCAGATGCACGAGCTGCTAATACTGCTAATTGTAGACAGCGCACATCGAATTGTTTTGCAAGAGCCATACCCAATAGACGTGAGTATTCTGCACGTACATCATAGTGGTTCTTTGCTTCATCAATGTTTGCAATGAATGTATCTGCAATCAACATATCATCAATGTTCACAACGATTTCATTGTGTGCAATTTTTTGTGTACCCAATAAAGGTGTACCCACAGTGTGATATGCAGCGTTAGCTTTACCAGTCACTGGGAATGAAGCTGACTTACCACTCGAAATTGTACGAGATACGTGTAAGTCTTTCATTACGTTTGTTTCGTCAAAGGCGGTTAAAACCTCACCAGCAAAGACTTTAAGAAATAAAGCATTCGCTTGCGTAGCATTAGCCGCCGCTAGATTTGCCGCGCCGAGGCGTGACGGAGTTACGTTTGTCATTATCTTTTCCTATGATAATTAAAGATTTAAGAATGACTTTCGCAATTTCTAATCAGGGTTGTCATACGCATATGGCTCTGTCGTTCATTGTCGATAGTCTCAACCACCTAAAGAGGTGTGTTAGTTATTTCTTCTTTGCAGTCTTAGCTGCAGCTCTAAAATTTTTTGCAGTCGGTGCGCCTTTTGAGCCAACCTTACGGGGTGTCCCACCTCTTGCACGTTTTGCGTGGATGTTTGCATATAAGCCAGGTTTTTTAGCCATGATTATTCCTTGTAATAAATTGACGGGACTATTGCCCCGCCAGAAAATTTACTTTTTCTTAGGTGGACGGCCTCGTTTTGTACCGTATGTTCCCTTACCTTTTGGCATCCTAATCTCCTTTTAAAATACCGAAGACCGCCCTAGCTTTTCTTCAACGTCTTTGGTGTAAGCCGTATCTTTGCCATATCGGGGGTCTTTCATTGCAGCTACAACTTGCGCTGTACTTCTGAATTCATCTTTGGGGGCAGCTGATGCTTTGCCTTGTATTAAGTTAGGCTCATTTCCTTCAACTGCTTCACGCTTTGAAGATAGCCATTCGACAGCCATCTTAGCATTTTCAGTGCTACCACTGACCATATTATTATAGAGTTCTAGCTCTTTGACATCGAGTGATGTCTTAGCCCATTCGGTCAGTTCTTCGTAACCTTCCTTACCTCCTACAGTCGCCATAACTTCTTCAGCGTTTGCAGTCTGTGAGGATTGCATTCCTTTAATATAAGTCTCCACCATTTCTTTGGGGTAACCCATGCCTTCAAGTTCTGTAAAACTTTCTGCAGTCAATTCACCTGCCTCAGCATATTCATCGGCAAACTTGGTAAAGTTTACAGGTTCACTCTGTGGTGTCTCTGTTTCAGCTACTTCCTCTTTTGGAGCAGACATCTTCTTCTCAAGTTCACTGTATGACTTTGCCATATCCTCAGCTGAATTAAACTTCTCTGGCAACCACTCAGGTCGTTCAGATGGGTTATCCTCAGCAACGGGTGCAGTTGGGCCTGTATCTTCTTCTGTTATTGTGATGCTCTCTGCCATTTTAGAAATCTTCCCTTTTGGTTGGGAATGGATTTCCTTTTAATATGGAAGGTGCAGCCAGTGGCTTTTTGTCAGGCTTTACGGATGGTTCATCCTTCGTTGCCTTGTTGTCTTTGGTTTTCGACATAAGAATTTCCTAATGCTTTTACGCCTTCTTGAACGGCTGATGGGCCAGCTTGCATAGCCATAGCTTGCAGCTGTGCTTGTTGCTGTTCTTGAGCGATTTGTTCTTGTGATTTGATTAAACCATCAGTCTCTATACCGAGAGCTGTGGCTCTTCTTTTGATATAATCTTGTAAGTTTACATATTGCTGTAAGGTTTCTGGCCCTAACGCTTGTGACATTCCCTGGATAAACATATCAAGTTTACGCAAATCATGCCCACGTCCAAGTGCTTCCATTCCAGTAACGATTGTAGGTTTCACAATACTGTCTGGTAATTTTGGTAGCTTCTTAGCTTTGGTTAAGACATCAATCTTACGGTTCACGTATGGTAACTGAAACTCTTGAGATAGAATTGAATATATCCCTGAGAGTGTATCTTCGAGTTCACCTGCGAGATACCTAATTTCTTCTGCAGTTACCCGTTCACCATTACGCTGAACAGATGATTGAAGCATGAATTGTTGGGACAGACGTTCCTCAATCCCCTGCATAGCCTGATAGGCCACACGGAAATCGTTGAATTTATCCATCTGCAATACAGATACGTCATTACTATTACCCTCAATGATAGCTGTGTTTTCAGCTTGAGCGATTGTTCGCATCCGTGTTGTGCCATTGGGATTAACCATAAAGAGAACTTTTGCAGCTGCGGCTGCACCCTCTACTATTGCTTGTGATAATCCCTCAAGTGAGCGTAAGTCGCCAAGTAGTTCTTCAACGAACCCACGACCATAATCTTCACCATCAATACGTGAGAAGCGTAAAGGTAAGAAAGGTACATTGTCCTTCTTATATTTACCCTTAGACCCAGAAACGACTGTGCCTTTGCATTCTTGATAGACGGTAAAGAACTCATTCTTGCGTTCAACATGAGTGTAAACCTCAACGGTCTTCTCATCGCCTTCGAGTTTTCCAGAGATATTAGCAGCAGTCGCTTTGTCCAGTGCGTTAGGTGAGACATGCTCTACAATAACAATTTCTAAGACATCACCATTTGGTGAGCGAGATACAACATAACTATCTAAATGTACTACTCGTGTTTTGTCAGCACCAACTTGCAAAAGCACGTTGCCACCAACGATTAAGTGTTTGAGTGCTTCATGCACCGCAACTCTGTCGCCAGATGTTTCAATCTCAGACATAACCGCCCGTTCATATTCACCTAGCTGTTGCTCTATTTGTGTACGAGCAGCATCATCCTGAGCCATATCTTTAAGGGTATAAGGCTCAACCATGAATCTAAAAAATGGTGAGTTGGGTGGCATAAGAGCCAGTGACAATTTGGATGCTAAGTTATTTACACCCCTCGCACCTATGCCTTGAAACGGTGTATATAAATCACTTGTTTCGTTATGCACATCAGGTGGTATGAGCGATGGTATTGTTAGTTCCGAGCAGTCTCTGGCTCTATCTAAGTAAGATTGTCTTGTCTGTTCGAGTTGTCGGTAACGAGCTTCTGCTGTTCCTATACTCATTTAATTCTCACTTGTTAATTTGAAGACCAGTGTTCTTATCTATGTTTGATAAAGTAGGGTCTAAGTCTACTCTGAGTTGTGATGTCCCTTTCGCCTTATCCTGTACTGCGCCTTTTTCAGCAGCTTCACCACTTTCAGGTGATGATGGGTCATACATATTTGTAAGAACAGGATTTGGTGCAGGTGGGGCTGCAGGTGGCGGGGCTGGTTCGGGGGATTTACTGCCTCCAAAGCACATAATATTATTCTCCTAGTGATGAAGCCAATTGGTCTTCGTGGATTGTATTTAAGAAATCGATAATTGAGCGTTGTCCTCCACGCCACATAAGTTCTTGATAGTTTTCATCAAGACTTGGACTTTTATCTGGGAAGCGTTTGTTTAATTCATCGATTAGTTCATTCGAAACGTGTGGAAACATATGTATTCCTCTTTAGTGCAACTAACAAAACTTGCCCCATTTAGGGACAAGCTAAGTCGTTAATTATTATTCACAGCTCTTTTGACCTGTATCTGGGTCAATAAAACAAGCCTCTGCTTTTGGTGTTTCTTTAGATGGAACTTCATTCAAAATTCCGTATCTTTTTCCAGATGCACGAAAGGTCGTGATACCTTTGCATCCAGCTTTCCAAGCATCAAAGTATAGCTCTTTGAATTCATCATAGCTGACACTATCTCCAACATTACATGTCTTTGAAACTGCGCTATCTACAAATTGAGAAGTCAAAGCGAGTACCGCAAGATGGTCTTTAGCTGAGATTTCATTAGCAGTTCGCCCATGCACACCGTGTCGATATGCATAATCTTCTACTCGTTCTACTTGGTGTCCATCAAATTGTTGGATAGTTCTATCAAAGAAAAGTGCAAAAGGTGGTTCAATACCACTGCTTACATTATCTGCAGTCAGTGAAATCGTTCCTGTTGGTGCAATAGAAGTGAGGTGTGAATTCCTTATACCATTGGTCTTAATCTTATCTTTAACCCAATCAGGCAAGGTCTGGATAAATCTACTCTTCATGTATTGCTCTTCATCATAAAGAGGAAATGCACCCTTCTCTGCAGCTAAATCTGCACTTGTAGAATATGTAAAGTCCCTAAGGGTTCTCAGAATGTCTTCTGCAAATTCCATAAATTCTTCTGATGCATAGGGTTTGCCACACATTTCAGCTGCGTTTGCTAAACCTGTAATGCCTAGACCCATGCGTCTTTTGTTTTCTGCTTCTACCTTTTGTGCTTCAAGTGGATAGATTGTTCTATCAACCACATTATCCATGGCTCGAACTACTGTTCCAATATCATTGATATAAAGCTCAAAGTTAAACTCACCATCAATTACATATTTTGTAAGGTTAAATGAGCCAAGCAGACATGCACCATATGCTGGTAATGGCTGTTCCCCACATGGATTGGTAGCTTCTATCTGCTCGCAATAGTGCAGATTGTTCATATTATTAATGGTATCTATGAACAGCACACCAGGCTCTGCCCAATCCCAAGTCGACCTCATAATCATATCCCAAAGGGCTACAGGGTCTACTTCACGGTGTACTTTTCCTTCAAACTTTAAGGGAAATGGTTTGTTTTGCTCAAGGCATTCCATAAACTCATCAGTCACACCTACAGAAATATTGAAACCCGCAAGTGAACTACCATCATTCTTAGCTGTTATGAATTGTTCAATGTCAGGGTGGTCAATTCTTAAAACTCCCATTTGTGCGCCACGTCTTGCACCACTGCTTGCGATGGTCTGACAGACAGCATCAAATATTTGCATGAAAGAAACTGCACCAGAGGCTTGGCTTTCTAGGGATTTGATACGGTCACCTCGTGGACGCAAGCGGCTGAAATCATATCCGATGCCACCGCCACGTCGCATTGTTTCAGCAGCTTCAGTGGCTCGCTGCATGATGCAATCCATGCTGTCATCAATAGTGCCAGACACAAAGCAATTATAAGCCGTGGTTTGACGTGCTGCACCCATCGCATTTTGCACACGACCTGCAGGTAGAAATCGCATGTATCGCATGGCATCTTTAAAGTCTTCAAAGTGCGTTGCATCATCCTTGAGAGCGTCTGCGATACGCACAACTTTTGAGTAAAAATCTTCGCCTGTTTGGCGGTATTTAACTTTATCAATTTCTTCTGAAATAGGCATTGATGGGCCATAAGGTTGGTTGTGATTTAGGTTCATCTTTTATCACCATTGCCTTTCAGTTTACCTCGTTGTTTTCGGGATTGAAGTTTAGCGATATTTTCTGCTGCTAATTCTGATAATGGCTTGTTATGGATACGAGCCAATTCCGAAATAAACCAAAGAACATCTCCACACTCAGCTAAGATGTCTTCCATAGGATAGGGTCTATCTGAGCGATAATACTTGGCAATGTGTCCTGCAACTTCACCTGCTTCTGAAGCAAGTCCAAGGCTTAAATACTCAAGCGCAGTCTTCTTTGAGTATATTGCAGTAGTCTCTGCAGCCTTTTGATAATCGTCGAATGTATTCATATAGTTACTAGACACTCCTAATCTAATTGTTCGATACGCATCTCGCAATATCGTATTGTTTTTTGCAGGTCAGTTATTTCTGATTGCACTTGTGTTTGGTTTGGATACAGCTTCATACCAGCACGACTTGCGTACTTGATAATGTTGCCTCTCCAAAATTCCATTTCGTTAAGCATGATGTATTCAGCAGGTTCTATTCTGTAGTTCGAATAGTGTTGCGGATTAATCACTTCTTCATTCAGTTTGGTGTCCATGGGATTACCTCTTTTGTTTCAAAATTGTATTCGGATGCACGACAAATACGAGCGACTTGCGCTTGAATAAGAGCCATCTCTTCTGACAATTTTTTCTTTTTGAAAGTTGCTAATGTTGCGTCCCAAAGGTCAGCACTTGTTTCACAATCTGCTAAAATTTTTTCTGCAGTTTTTGGCCCTATGCTGGGGCATCCAGAATAGTTGTCACTAGCGTCACCACAAAGGGTCTGCATCATGTGATTATAGTCAGCTTCGAACTCTGTAATTGTTCTCGCTTTTGTATCTTTAGCGGGGTTAAAAATTTTACATGGAATTGTATTGAGGTCTTTATCCTCTGAGACAATGATACAATCTTCTTTTGAAGATGTAGCTGTAATGCCTAGCAAGTCGTCTGCTTCTAATCCCTCAATGATAATGGCATTGAACTGCGCTTGCATCCAATTACGCAGAAACTGAAGAAGCATTGGCTTACGCTTATCGTCTCTGTTGGCCTTATATGATGGGAGTATTTTCTTTCTCCAGTTGTTTTTCCCAGTTAAATATAGGGATGTGTAACCCTCACCCAGAACTTTAGGTAGGTAAGCGAAGTAATTTAAACAGTATTCCATGGCATCATGCTCATAGGCATGAAGCGTCCATAGGCCATCACCCCAATTGGTAGGCTGTTCTGCTGCAGTAGCTGCTTTGAAAGCCACAATGTC